TACGCTTACGATTACGGACGTAGCAACGACATGGCATTAGTTGGTCAGTATCACCCTTCTGAGACAAACCCTAAATATCGCCGCATCAGGATTGGAAAGCCATGTGCATGGGTCAGGATCATTTATAGGATGGCTCACCCTACGATCACTAGCGTTTACGATTACATTCCAGTAGAGAACACTCGCGCAATCATGGCAGCAGTTCACGCCGTGGATCTAGAGGATAAAGATTTCTCAGAGCAATCAGAGAAGTATTGGGGCAAGGCACTTGCATATCTTCGCAACCAACACGAAAGCATGACTGGTCACGCAATGGAGCCAATCCAAGTCAATGGATTGACTTACGGCGACATGACAGATCCTGTAATTGATTCTATCTACGGCGATATTGTTGGATAATGAAAAGCCCAAATATCACTTCCGGCAGGCAAACTAAGTCTACGGCAGCGTGGATTCATGGCGTAAACTCTGTTAGAAACCCTTGGACTCTTCCAGAGGATCAATTCAAATGGGGTGTTAATGTAAACTGCCGTGGTGGATTAGTACAGACACGCAATGGTTTCAAGATGCGTCTTTCTTTGCCCAAGGGCAATTTTCAGGGAGGAATTATATTTAACGCAAACAAGCAGTACCAAAACGCCAACACAGTAACAAATCTTTCTGGCGTTACTATTAGCAACGAAGCATCGGTATACGATGTAAACGGAAATCCTGTTGTTGCATCAGATATTCCATACGCATTATTCTGCGTTGATGGGAAAGTTTATTATTCTGCATTCCCTTTGACTCAACCTGACAACTGGGACTCTTACTTACTCTCAAACATTCAGCTTGATCCAAACATTAAGAAGGTAAACTTCGTTATCGGGACTCAAACGGCAACGCTAGATAATAATACTAATAGCACTGTCGTACCATCTCATCGCATTGTAATCATCCAAGATGGAATCAATCCGGCTGGATACTGGGACGGATCAGATAGGACTGGGCAGATTGCGGCTGATATGCCAATCGGCTATTGGATGGCATTCTCCGGCAATAGGCTATGGGTAGCAACTGGAAACATCATTGCGGCATCTGATTTAGCAAACCCATTAGGATGGGCGGAACGAAACGAAGGAGCTGGTCGCGGCGACTTCAGTGTTGCTAGGCCAGTTACAGGAATGCGCGATTACGTTGGTCAAAACAACGACACAAAGCTGTATGTGTTCACCAACCAGTCAACGTATTCCCTTTCAAGTGGAGTACTTGATCGCGCACAATGGCCTAATACTCCAAACTTCCAAGCTACATTGTACCCTACAATTGGATGCGTGGCAGGAGACAGCATAGCATTCCAAGCAGGAATGATGTGGTGGTACTCTCAGGGCGGATTAGTCAGCGTTGACGTTGCGGCGGCTTCATATTTATCTAGTCAGGTTCTTTTTAAAGATATTGAGATGGCAAAGGCCAAGCGTCTCATGGCATCAGATGTCAGCGGTATTTGCGCGGTAGCATTTGAGAATTATTTGCTTTATTCGATCCCATACCTAGAGCCTACAAATAGCGTTACGATGGTTTTGGATTACGCTTCTGCATCTGAGTGGAATCAATCAAAATCTCCGGCATGGAATGGTGTGTGGACAGGAATACGCCCGATTTCTTGGTCAAGTAACGTAATTGATAGTCAGACTCGTGTATTTGCATTTTCTGTTGATTATGCCAGCACATCGGATGGATCTTTTAATCATATCTGGGAAGCATTCATGCCAGAAAGATACGATACATACCTACAGATCAACCAAGGAGGCAGGACAGAGGAAAGAGTGAATAGGATTTACTGCCAAATGGAAACTGGCCTTCTAGGTGACGCAATGGACATGAAACAGATGGTATATGGAGAGCTTGATTGTTCTCAGATAGCCGGAACTGTTGACGTTAAAGTTTCCTATAGGGGAACTAGGGGTTCTTACTCAGAAATCCTCAATACAAGGCTCCTAGCCGCAACTGAAGGGTATCAGTACAACACTAGTAACTATTCCAAGCAAATAGACCAACTTGGGATACTTCAGACGCAAGCAAGAAGGCTAGTTACTGAAAATGTCTCTAGGTCAGGTGGAAAATCTTGCGAATCTAACTACACCTACGATGTGGACAAGTGTTTTAGCTTCTTAACTGAGTGGTGTGGAGCAATGGCGATTGATTCAATTCGAATGTTCTTAGATCCTTGGCCTGATACTTCCGTTGGAAAGCCAAGCTACAACGAAACGCAATATTGTGTTGTTGCAGAGAATGGATCTAGCGAGTTAATTGACATAAACCTTGCGCCCGTAGAAGTAGCAGCCAATGCACTGAATTCATGGTCTAGCACACAGACAAGAACCGTGACATATAGAGGATGCTCTCCGGCTGTATCGGTAACGGCTACTGCCTCATACGTCAGCTACACATCATTGCTTGACGCTCAGACTCAGGCTGGAAATCTAGCATCTCAAGAGGCCCAAAACTCTGTAAACAACTACAGAGCTACACACAATTGCTAAGATGCCATCTATTATTACAGCCAGCCAGCCAATCAGCGTATTTCCAAATCTGTACATTAGCCCGTATGGAAATGATGGAGTAATTCCGTTGTATTCTAGCATTCCAATTTCTTATCAAACATCTGGAGAGTGCCTTCCTTGCGTATTGTGTGGAAATTCAGTGATTCGCCAGCAAGTAGTTTCTCAAGAGGCACAAAACCTACAACCAACACTTGCTAATGGTGTTCAGATTGCTGTAGGTGTCTAATCCATGAGATCATCAATTAATTACAAATACATTGCGCCAAACACACAAGAATTTCAACAGCTACAGACATTTGCTAAGTCTTTTGATCATGAGATTACGCCACATCCCAACATTAGCGTTTATGCCCACTATCGGGATGATATTTGCTTCGGATACAGTGATCATGTGTTTGTTCCTACTATTTATCCAGCTTTTCATCCGGCATTAACTAGGCCAAGGGACGTTATTCAAGTTATGAACGACTGGAGAACACACACACAGCTTTCTGGCAAAGTTAGCTATATTGGTGTTCCAATTGAAACAGACACTCACAGAATGAACTTCCCAGAGGATACAATGAATAAGTTAGGACTTGTCAGATTGAAAAGAGAGATCTACTCTCCAGCTTAATTATGGGCGGCTCAAATCCACAACCTTCTCAGTATATTCCCAAGCCAAATGATGATCTGGCTATTGCACAGATGTCTAATCAATCACAATTAGGTCAGAATGCATTGCTTAACCAAGCAAAAATGTTGGAACTCACTTCTGCAATTCCTCAGACTGCATATACTCCTGATGTCTATGGCCCTACTGGTCAATTAGTTCAGGCAAACAAGGTTGCGGCAATTAATGCTGCAAATAGCCAAAAGCTAGAGCAAGCCCAGAATCCTTACGCAGCACAGGCTAGGGAAGGTCTTCAAAAAATGGCAGCTCAAGACGTTTCTCCAAACTATTGGCAGAATACAATGAGCCAATACGGAAAGCAAACTGGACTTGTTTAATAGTATGGCTAACGAAGATTCCGCTCCTAGCTACTGGCAGAACCAGCTTAATAACTGGACAAAGACTAAGGGTCTTGAGAATTACCTTGGTTCGGGCCTGCAAGATAGCACCGTTGGACGTAGTGGTTTTTTTGATCAGGCAACGGCACAAGGACAAGCTCTTCGTGAGGCTGCAGCAAGGCAAGCACAAGGAATCATTGGTCAAGCCCCAGTAGTAGGCATTAATCCGTCTTCTGGAGCAGAACAGCTTCAGGGAGCCAGCGCACAGCAGGCCAAGCAGGGAGTTGCAGGCATCAATGCAGCAGTTCAAGGAGGACAAGGCCAAGCTCAATCAACTCAGGATTGGATTAATCAAATGATGGGATCTCAGTCTCAAGCAGTAAACGCACACAACCAAAACTGGCAGAATTATCAACAGGCAATGTACACAGGAGCAGTTAATAACGCAGCATCACAGAATGCTCAACAAGGTCAAATGTACCAGACGGGCGGTGCGGTTGCTGGGGCTGCACTTGGAGCAGCAGTAATTATTTAATGACAAACACATACACACAAACATTAATCACTCAAACAAAAGAAAAAGCAAAACAATGGATAAATAGGTGGCCTAAATCGGCTATCTTGTGGAGTGGAGGAAAAGACTCTACTGCATTGCTTCATTTTCTTAAATTTGAATGTGATATTCACCTCCCAGTAATTCAATTTAGGGAACCTTTGTTTCGTGAGCGTTATTCGTATAGCGACAAGCTAATAAAAGATTGGGATCTTGAAATGTATGAGTACCCGCCGTCAAAGGTAGCATTAGCTGATGGGCCTGATGTGAATACAGGTGAGATGCGCTTTGATCTATTGAAATATCAGCAATGGGGAGAAAGAAGCGTTGTTTTATCTCTTGGAACAGAGCGTCCTATTGGTGATGAAAAGTACCTTTGCGGAATAGATTTCCTAGGCCGTCCTACAGGAAGTTTTAATTGGCCTTGGCAGGGTGTATTCATTGGAACTAAGCAGTGTGATACCGATCTTATTAAGGGTCACGTTCCCATGTCTCAAGACATCAGATATGCAGAAGGATCTCCAATTAGTTTGTATTTGATGCGTGATTGGGACGACGATCAAGTATTTTCATGGCTTGTAGATAACGGAGTATGCCCAGATATGGACAGGTATGAATGCATTGAGGGCAAATGGGGTCACAAGGCCGACAAAAGCAAAAATGCAGACTATATCCCTACTTGTCTTAACTGTATTGACAGACACCAAGCTGGCAAACCAGCATACTGCCCAAAGCTAAAGGCAACCATTAGCAATATGTCGCATTTGGCTCCTTATGAGGACGTTGTTTTTGAAGACCTTGGATTTAGGCCAATCTGGAACAAATAATGTACGATTGCCAATCTTGTGGTGCTTGTTGCTCTCACAGGTGGTCATGGCCTTTACTTAAAAAAGATAGGTCAGACGCTAAAAATATACCAAAGGAGCTTGTTCGTGAAGATTACCCATTAATGAAAACTATAAATAATAGGTGCGTTGCATTAAGTGGGGAAATAGGGTGCAATGTTTCGTGCAACATATACAACGACAGGCCATCAGCTTGCCAAAAGTTTGAATCTGGATCTGATCTCTGTAAAGAGGCTAGAGCAAACGCTGGCTTAAAAGTATAATTAATATTGATCTATACTTAGAAACCTATTAGTTTTCCAAGTTATGGGAGGAGCCAATCCAAACAATCAAATTACTGCAACACATCTTGATTTCAACAAAGGTGATGGCAATGGCATTCCTGTAGCATCAGTAGATAAGAAATGGGATGTTCAAAGCGCACATCCAGAAGCCGTGACACAAGGAATAATTAAAGGAATTGGTTCATTAGCTACATCGGCTATTGGTGCTGGTGCAGGAGCAGCTGCAAAAGGTGCTGGTGACGCAACAACAGCATCACAAGCCACTGGAAATATTGGCCCTGTAGCATCTAGCACACCTTCACCACAAGGATTTACAGATGCAGTTCAATATATGCGCCGTCCATCTATGCAAAACTATATGGATATGAACGCCCCAGAGAAATTCTCATTCAACTACAACCAATAACCAACACTACTATGGGAGG